AGCTGGTATGTTTGGAGCTGGTCTTGCTGTAGACCACTTCACAGCAAAGAATACAAATAAGAAGATAAGTAAACTTCAGGATGATCTATATGAAAAATATAAGGATGTTCGTGATAAAGCGGGATATGATAGAGGAGTCGCTGAGGCTACAGAGAGATCTTTAGGGATATTAAAAAATCATAAGAGAAATCTTAACCTAGGTTATGGTGGACTAGCTGCTGCTGGTGCACTAGGTATTGGTGGAAAATATCTCCTCGATAAGAGAAAGAGAGAAAGAGACGCAGAGAAGAAAAACCCAAAGAAGAAAAACTCAAAGTAATATAAAATATGGAAACTGCTAGGAGGATGAGTCCAAATCAAATAGATAAAAAAAAACAGCTACGTAAGAGACTACTAATCGGTGCAGGAGTGCTCGGAGCAGGACTTGGAGGGTATGGATTATATAAGTTGGGCCATATAAACGGACAAATAAAAGCAAATAAGAATTTGGAAGATGCTTTTGACAAAGTCAGGGAATCATCTAAAAATTTAGAAAAGTATTCTGATTTGGCCAGTAAAATATCAACAGATTCATCCATCTATGGGGGAGATGCAAAAAGAGCTGCCGATAGCCTGATTACAATTTCTAGAGGTTTCTCAGAAAACTCATTAGATAAGAAGAAAGATAATGATAAAATAAAGAGAAGGAACAGAATAATTAGGAACTCCCTAATAGGTATAGGTGCTTTAGGGGGAGCAGCCGCCCTTGGATATGGAATATATAATAGAAACAAGAAGTTAAAGGGACTAAAATCTGGAATAGATTCCTTCAGAAATAGTGCATATGATACCCAAGTATCTGTAGATTCAATCGGAAGGGACTTGGATAGGACGGATTCAAATCTTTCTTCTTTGGGAAAAGACATAACTAGGATGTATAGACCTACCATTGATATAGAGGATAAACTTGAAGATAATAGTAGGGACCTTAAAAAAGGTTGGTCAAAAATAAATGAGTTAAAGGCTCGAATTGAGGATCATAAAGCAAGAGAGGCGAGTCTTGGACATGAAGTGAGCCAATATAGGAACAGATATAACAACCTATGGGGAATATTTAAGAGTGGTCGAAAGTATGATGAAGGTCACGACTATTGGCCGGAAATAAATGAATAAGATTATGGGAAAAAATTGGGGATGACGACCATAGTCTCCCCATATTCCTGTGAGATTGTAATATAATATATAGTAATTTAATATGTTTAATAGGAACCCAGAGGACAGAAGAGCGAGGACAATGACCAATGCGGCCATTGGTGGAGCAGCGGGAGCAGCGGTGATGTACTACATAATGAAGGACGGGAAGAGGGTTCCTGTTGACAGTAGTGGTAAGGAAGTTCCTACCGGTCCAACCCCCTCACAGGTAAACCAGCAGAAGTTGAATGAAGCTAAAAGGAATCGGGGAGCACTAGTGAGAAACCAGAGACAAGATCTTAAGGAAAAGATAAACTCTGGAGAAGTAAAACCCGTAAAAGCTGGAGAAAGTGATTTCAAGTATGACCCAAGTAGAAAAACTGATTCAGGAATCAGGAATGGATTTGGGGCTACATACAAGAGTGGGGTTGGACCAAACCAATGGACAGACAAGAAATTGAAAGTTACTGGTCCAGCTGTAACTCCAAATCCACAACAAACCCAAACAACTCAACCTCAATCAAATACACCATCTTCCCCATCAGTTGATAATAAACCGACTGCTCCTACAGCTCCAAATGTTCCAAATCCACCTACTCAAAAGAAAAATATATTTCAAAGGGCTAGGGATAGATTTAGTAAACCAAAGGAACCTAAGATAGTTGAAAATGGAGGAAGTCCTACTAAACCAAATACTCCTCCACAACCAAATCCGAGTGTTCCAAAGCAACCTTCTAAGTTCCAGTCTGGAATGACTAGCGTGAAGGATAATTTAAAGAAGGGATATGAAAACACTAAATCTGCTGTATCCTCCGGATACAATAGTATGAAAAATGGTGTAAATAATCTGGGAAATAAGTTTTCAGGTAGTAGACTTAATCCTAAGAATTGGGGAAACAATAGTCAATCTGTTCAAAATCAAGTAGCAGCCACTGCACCGAAAGTTACTCAAAACACAACCCAGGCTGCGGTTAAGGGAGTAACTAACACAGCTCAAAATAACCTTAGTCAAATGTCTAAGAAACTATCCAGAGCAGAGAGGAGGGCAGCTAATCTTGCCAAGAATGGAGCTCAGACCGCTAAAAGGACTGTTAAGATCACAGTTGGTAGGGCAAGTAAAAATCTAGCTAAAGGTGCTTCAAAGGCCTCAAAGTTTATAAAGAAGTAGGGATTACATATGGAAAATAAGAATAGACACCTAGATGATGTATATCTAGATGGGGTTGAGCTTAAATCCTTGGAGAAGGATGCGGAAAAAGCAAGAAAAGATCCAAACTATAGAAGAAATAGAATAGCCAAGGGAATATTATCTGGGGCAGTTTCTGGTGGACTTACCGGAGCTATTGGGGGTTTAACTTATAATAGCTTTAAGGGAGTAAGTAACTCATCTAATAAGAAACCACTGATAATAGGTGGAATAGGTGGAGCAGTAGCTGGAGGTGCTCTTGGAGGAATAGGAAATCATTTAAGAAATAAAGATATTAAATCATATCTTGATGGTGCCAGGCCTAGAAAGCTGTCCAAAAAAGAAATGGAGGAGAGAGATGAGATTCTTAGATCTACACCTCAGCATCAAATAATGCTAGATGAACTTGAAGAGTATGATAAAGACCCAGAAAAATACAAGAGAAAAAAGATTTTAAAATCAACTCTTGGAATGGGGGCCATGATGGCAGGGTCTTATGGATTAACTGACTATTTCCTTAATAAAGCCCTTGGAAGGGGTCAGAGCAAGAAAGAAATAGCTTTAGCCGCCGGAATCGGAGGACTAGGTGGAGCTGCTACCGGATACTTGGCTGCAAAATCATCCAACAAGAACGTAGAAGACTACTCTAAGGATCCTCAATTTGCATATAGAAAATCTCTATATGGGAAAGAAAAATAGATTTATTGATGTATTTATTGAGGGGCCATATTACTCCGGAAGGGATTTAGTTCCTGGAGCTAAAAAGTATCTAAAGGATAAGAAGTCCTTTAGGAGACACAATATGGTGAAAAATATTTTAGGGGCAGGATTAGCTGGAGCTACCTCCGGATCTGCTATAGGACACTCTCTTCTAACTAAAAAAGATAAAAACATTAAGAAAACCCTATATGGAGGGGCTATAGGATCATTAGTTGGATCTGGAGCTGGATATTTGATAGGGAAATATGAAAATGACCTAGTTGGGGACTATGCCGACTCATTGTCAGATAACAAATAATTTATGAAAGAATTTGATCCAAGAGCTGCATCGGCTCTTTACGAAAAAGATCCGAATCTCCTAAAGAAGATAGCTATAAGGGAGAGCATGAAAAAAGGGGCTGAGATAGGAAGAAGTTCTGGAAAACTTATCTATAAAATAAGAGATAAGAGAAATGATATGCCTTGGGAAAAGGATGGTAAACAGGACGAGTCTTCTGGAGCTCTTATCGGATCAATAGTTGGGTATAAGTTAGGAAAGTTGAGGTACAAAAGAGAGGTTGAGTTGTTGAGGAAGAATGGGTACATTGATAAAGAATTTAGTGATCAATACGAATATCAAAATCAAACTCCACAACAACAACCAAATACCCCTAGACCACTTAATAGCTTAGAAAGAGAAAATCAAAGAAAGCAGAGGTGGAGAAATGCTGCACTTATTGGTGGAGGTATTCTCGGAGCAAGTGCTCTTGCCTATGGGGCTACTAAACTGTACAAAGGCCCAATAAAAAACATGATAAAGAGGCAGGGAATACTCAACAAGAGGAAAGCTGTTCAGAAAGAAAGAAAACAACAGATCTGGAACAGGTACATGAGGATGAGGCAATATCTAACTGATAAGGCTGAAGCCGAATTGGAAGCTAGACGGAGAGGATGAATAAGAAATATCTTCATCCCCTACTAAATATTTTATACTAAAGATAACAATGGCAGGAGGTTTTTATAAAGCGGTTGGTGGGGCTGGAAGGTCTCTGGCCAATTTTATGAATAAAACTGGACTTACTAATACAGAAATAAAAAGAATTGGGGGAACAATCGCCGCAGTAAGTGGTGCAGCAAGTCTTGTAGGAACTGGTGTCGGACTATATAAAAGCCTTAACCCCAATACAAAGTATTTGGTTGTATTTTTAGATTCTGAGGGGAATCCAGCCCATAGAACAGTATCAGCAGAGTCCGGAATGGATGCGGTAGCAAAAGTAAAATCTAGATTTCCAGAAATAACTAAGACAAGATTTTTCGAAAAAGGTGCTGGGGATTACGATGCTCAAGAATATATGTCAAGTTTAGGAAACAAGACTTACTCACTAGGAGATAAGTTTAAGACATTTAGGAGAACTATGGATAGCTGGTTCCCGGATAAAGTAAAGAAAGCTATACTTATCTCATTTGGAACGGCTGTTGGGTTAGCTATTATAAAGAACGTTAAGAAAGGAATCGTTGATTATCAAAATGAGAAAAATCACGACAAAACTCTTAACGATATGAACTCTGCTCTTAATAAACTTACAGATAATTACAGAGAATCTGGATCATCTGCAAGTAAAAATACTCCAGACGAATACTTTGAGGAAATGAGCCACCTTATGGCCCTTGTCTTGAGGCACTCAAAGTATAATAAGGATGAGTTTGGAAAATCAGATATACTTGCTACAGTTATATATCCATTTGTAACTCTTCTTCGTACTATAGTTATTAGTGATGTCCACATCCTAACCGGACAGGACACTGGAGCTGATAGAACAGACTTTGAATTAGTATTCGCTCCGGGAGTTAAAAATACAGATGAGGTTAGGGCAGATCCACATAGAGATACTATATTCTCACATAGGTGGCCAAATCATGGGTTTAAGACGACTACTCTAGGAGCTCAGGAGGCCAATGAATTGATCGATGATACCTTCAGATTCCTTTCTAAAAATCCGAAGTATCTAGCAATTAGACTGTAATGGAAAAAGTTACCTTAAAGACGCTATACAGGGATCTATCTAGGAGGAGCACGTTAATTGCATTTCCTAATACGGTAGATCTACTTGAGATCGAAGGAGGTGAGTTCACAAAGTGGGAAGTTTTCTACTCCATAATTAGAGACTCACTTCAAAATTTTGAATATTACTATCCACTAAACATCATACAAAAGATCCATGTAGTAGTGGATCCTAATACATATGTGAGTAGGGAGATATTCAACAACTTCGATCAATACTTAAAAGGAGAAATAACTGAGGACGATATTCAGATAACTCCATCATCAGTCCAGGGAATAAGTCAAGGAGGATTTGCCTTTGGGATGGGAATAAATAGGAGCATAAACTATGAAGGAAATAGGTTCTATAATTTCCCATTTGGAACTGGAGTCTACTATGCTCAAACCACATGTAGGAGACCATTCCCAGAGATATATGACGAGGTAACTAAGGAACCAACCGATCAATGTGCAGTTTATTACATGCAAAGAGATCAGGATTCACAGTACTCAATATTTAATGATGAAATTTATCTGAATTTCTGCAAGTACATACTATCAATCAAGAAGAATGTAATGCTCCAAGGAATGCCAATAGAATTGTTCCAAGGTCTTGAAGAGGATTACAATAGGTTAGAGGGTCAGTTACAGAACACATATATGACCTCGATGCCTTCAAACTTCTTTATAGTTTAATTATTATATGGCAACTACACCATTTGATATAGATACTGACAAGTACAAGAAGTTCCTACAGAAGGACATCTCTATCGACAAGTATGGTGGGGAAGTTGTTGATGCCGAAATCGTTGAGGAAGGAGAGGAAGATGGGTTTAGCAAGATGATGCCAACCCTTCCATCTCCAAAAGATTTCAATAAAATACAGGAACTTCAAAAGGAGGCATCTCCACAAATAGATGACAACCTAAAGCTGCAAGTAAAAAAGGCTTTTACTAGCTTGGTCGAATCACTTAACCACCAATACAATCTAAATGTAACCTTAGACTTCGACTCGTTTTCCAATAGTATAACTAACTTAATCTCATCAGTTAATGAAAAAGCCGCTGAGTATTACTTAAGTATTGCTTATGGAAAGTTTAGGGTCGTAATGTATCAACAATATCTTCAGGCAATCTCATTATTATCCGCTCAGTTACTTAGTCCTCAATATCTCCTTAGTGAGTCTATGACTTATATGGAGAAGATGGACATGATGCTAAAACTACATGAACTGATGGCTAAGATGAATGAGATCTATGATCAAGTTCATATAATGGATACTGAGATGAAGCTGGAGAAGTTAGTTGATGAGAGAGGAAATAAGGTAGACTTTAGAGATCCGGGTGTAAGTGATTTGATTGAGAACCTTAATAAGAGTATTCTGGAGGGAAAGAAGGATAAAACAAAAAAGATAGAGCCGTGAAACTAAAATTTATCAAAAAATTAACAGAAGACGACCTAAAATCCATAGTAATACATCAAACTACCTCTCAGCTTAGGTTAGCCCTAGGAACTGGTAGGAAAATAATAATGAAGGAGGCTACAAATGATGCTCCCACTTTGTATTACTTAAAGATGACTGAGGATGAAGGTCTAGATGATTGGACCATACATGCTCTATCTACGGATATAATATATTTCCTTGGTAAGAAATCCCTGAGTAGGTTAAGTAACTCAGATGACTTGGATTTGTTTCCGGACAACTCTTCTGGGGATGGTTGCAACACTCTACCAAGAATACTTCAGTCAAAAATATCTAGGGATCCTTTGAACATTGGTGGTCAAGACCTAAAGATGAAGGGTATTGGTAATCTCGTCGAGTTCAAGGGGAAAATATCTTGGTACAGAGAGTATCCGGGAACCGATAAAATAGATCCGGGTAACTATGTTGGGATAATGATAACTCCAGAAGAAGGAATGATCGAGAAATTCCCTAACGTTACAGTTTTTATTGATGGAAATAAGTTCGGTAGGGAGATATTCACGGTTCACGATAATGTTGATCTTCCTAAGGCCCTATATTGCTATCTAAAGGTATTTTCCACGGATGAGTCCCATATAATCGATGTAAACTGGAGCGAGGAATTTAGAGAAAGATTCATAATCTCTTTCAATGAAGGATCTTCGTTACAGCTTCGTGGGGAGGTCATCAAGGAATCTTATGGATATGCGCCAACCGGAGAACGTAAGTTAGAAGATAAAGTTCTTACTTGCAATGGTAGTCCTGTTATGATCTTGGGAGATGAAGTTAGTTATAGAATTTCTGGGGAAAATGGAAATATAACGACTGAACCGAGATTCGTCTTTAATAAGATAGTTCAGGGATCTACTGAAGGAACTAAGATTACCAACACTTGGATAAAGATAGATAATGTAAAATGTCTAGACCTTATTACAGGAAGTGTTGGAATAGAATGCACAGATACGGATAAGAAATACTTCTCATCTGGAATCATGTCCAGTAGGATAGACAACCTTCTTTTGGGAAATGTTGGTGTAAATTGTAACTCCAAACTTAGTGTTTATAGCCTTATATATGATAGTTATGTAAACAAAATCAAACTATCAACCAATGATGATGTTACCAAGAGAGACTCTTATGACGATCTGATGGTAAACATCTACAACACAAAGCTATATAACTTTGGAATCCTAGAGTCTAAGGTAAAGAGTATCGACAATCTTTATCTTAATGTAGAGTCTTGCTACATAGATTCAACGAGTTCTTTATTTGATATCATTGGATCTATTAGGTTTGGAAGTGTGTACATTGACAAATGTATATTCTCTTCAAATTGTGATGAGCTAGATCTACTAAGATCTGGAACGTTTACTGAAGATCTTAGAGTCTACTTTGTAAACTGTAAGTTCCCAAGGGATTTCAAGTTCAATATGGGATACAGTTCTCACACTACATCACATGGACTTAACAGTGGAAAACTGAGGATAAAATTCCAAGACTGTGTTAATACTCCATGTGTACATGTAAGAGAAGGACTAGAAAATGTAGACGTAACCGTAATTGGATCTAAGACTCACTTCAGAAAATATTCATCTATAAACGACAACATAAATTCATTTACAATTAATGAAGGAAATACTTGGAAACTGTATGGTGGATATATTGTTGATCGTGGAGTATATTTGAGCAAGTTTGGAAAAATAGATAAGTATTGAGGCAATTAATTTTGCCTCAGTGCACTTAAGTTTTTATTTATGGAAAGGATTGAGTGCCCTTGTAGGCCACAAATAGTTGAACCATTAGAGTTTGATGTTAGGGATAGTATAAAGATAATTTATTCTATGAGGAATCTCAATTACTATCCGGAATATTTTATACCAATCGATAGAATTTCATTTTCAATAACTTTTTACACAAAAGGAAGAGAAGGAGAGTTTGTATCAAAAAAGATTGGTGACAGTTATGAAAACTGTAAGGTTGACAATATTAGCGATGTAGTTTGTCTTCTCAAGGATCATGGATTGAAGCCTGGGAAGTTAATGGCCAGAATAGTTGTAAAAAAGAGAGATGAGGATTTTGATGACAATATCTCCGTTGAAAACTATGTACATGACCTGAATATAATTCTTAAAGATAATAAAGAATGAAGGCGGAAAGAAGATATTCAATAAATAACGTTGTCAGCTACATCCTAAACATATCCTCAATAACCAAGTCAGGAGATTCAGTTGATTGTGTTAAAATTGTAAGTGGAGGAACTGATAAAGATACGAAGTACATACAGTTGGTTGAAAGAGAATTTTCAGACTACCAGAGCATGTCAGACTACGTAACTAAAAGCAATCCTTCGATAGGTGAAGTTCTTGTGGTAAATGCTCAGGAGGAAAAGTCTAGATGGATAGTTTCTCCAAATAAAACTGCAAAGAGGATACTGTTGGATCAAAATGTACGATCTATTGTTGCTAAGAAATCTCCAACTATTTGCAGATATGAGAATAAGCAAAGCTCCCCTACGATTTGGCTAGTTGATAGTAAATCCAATAAGTTATTTCCAACTGATTTTCAGTTTTTGGAAGATAACTTCATCTCTATATATTGGGGAGAAGATATAACTGGTACGTTATTCGTATTCTAAAAATATAACAATATGGAGGTAGTTATTTACGGCTTAAAGATAGATACGAATTGTAGATACTTGAAGATAACTTACAGTGACTATCTCAATATTCGGGAGGATTTCAATTCCTCCTGTTTTTATCTTGATATTCCAAAAGGATTTTGTAAGAAGGACATAATTCACGGAAGAATATCTGTTGTAGATGATTCGGAGATAAAAGAAACTGATTTCATAAAACTATCAAATTATAGTCCGATAATAAATGGGTTCAGGTTTACCAAGCTCATTCAATCAGACTATGTTATAAATCAGTTTATAATAAATAACTCTGATCAGACAAACTTTGTAATACGATTTGACAGCGAAAGGTGTGAGATAATCATACCAAAGATAAAACTGCATGATGTAGACTTTTATTTATGTATTCTATCTAAGAATCCATACATAAAGGTTGAAAAAGAGGGGTGTGATCAAGTACTATCAAACGTATACTCATACAATATAACAGAGTATAGCGGGAATATCACTTCAAATAATTTTTTTGAGTTCAATACGAGTAAGTCATACAGCAAATATTTACTTAGCTCAGTAAAAATTTTGGACTCATTCCTTAAAGGGGTTAAAGGGATAATTGTTGATAAGGGGATAGATTTTATTCCATATCCAAAAACAAAAGACGTAAGATCTACAAACTACATGATCTATAGATTTTTGGATGTAGGTAGGCAAGTATCGAGAAAATCTGTGGAACAACCTCTTAGATTCGCAGTTCAAAAAACCTCTACAATCAGTTTTGAGCTTTCATGCTCAGATCTTAAGGTATTAGACGACTTTAAGGTAAGATACCAGAACTTGGACTTACTGAGTAATTTCACCATGTTTAACACGACAGACTCACTTGGGAGGATATGGTTGTCTAATGTAATGTGGAGTCCTATACCTACGGACTTCAACCAAGAGCTTATGGAGCAGGATTCTCAAGCCTATACTGCTCATAGAATAGAATTTACTGCTACAGTTTCTTATTATGAAGTATATGATGAAACTTATCATAAAATTAGCGAAGTAATAACGAAAATTTTAGCAGATAAGAAATCATATAAAGACTAACCTATATGTCATTAGTTTATAGTGGAAACATTCCCCCTGTGGAAAGTGTATTTGATACTGCGATTCGATGCAAGTATTTGCTTGGAATTTCTTCCAGTCAGGAGGCTTCTATAATAGATATAGATAAAGCCATAAGGCAAAAAATGCCCGAGAGGGATATAGACAGTAATACCCCGGATGACTTCTTCGTGCCCGTTGGTAGGCTGAGATCATACTTAGATTCAAATAAATGGATTTTTACTGGACTCCAAGGTACCCAAGGGACTCAAGGAGTTCAGGGACCAAATGGTGATGCCGGTAGTGGATCTCAAGGAACCCAAGGAACTCAAGGTACGCAAGGTACCCAAGGTCTTCAAGGAAATAAGGGTCAGAAAGGTAGAGATGGAGAAGACGTAACAGGAGAAAGAGGGGATACTGGAGAGAATGGTCAGAGAGGTGTCCAAGGACCACATGGAGTTCAGGGACTACAGGGACCTGACGGAGATAACGTAGATGGATACGTAGGACTTCGTGGGGACAAAGGCCCAGATGGAACCCAAGGATACAAAGGTTATCAAGGATTTCAAGGAACCCAAGGAATACAGGGATTTACTGGATTTCAGGGTACTCAGGGCCCTCAGGGTCCACAGGGACCCGATGGAGGAACCGTTGATGGTCTTAGGGGAGATATTGGTCTACAAGGTGCTCAAGGACCTCAAGGTACTCAAGGATTAAAAGGTCTACAAGGAATACAGGGAGGAGTAGGTGAAACTACTTATGGATCTCCCGGACAAACTGGAGATCAAGGGTATCCCGGAAGAGATGCCGTAGGAAACCCCGGACCTCAGGGGCCGAAGGGACCAGATGGAACTGGATCCACTGGGCCAGAAGGATTCAGAGGAGATCAAGGAGATCCCGGACCTCCGGGAGCACGTGGACCTCAAGGGAGATCAGGAGCACCCGGACAGAAACAGAAATTTGCCTCCACTGCCTCTGATATATTGGCACAGTTTAACCAAATTCTTGTTGGAGGAAAACAACTCTTCGGTCACAACTCCATTAATCTCTATAATGCTGGGCTAGTAAACCTCGTAGTAGAAACAATTCACTGTGATTATGCTGGACTAAATGTTGATATAAGTTATTATAAATAAGATATGCTATTATATTCTGATGCACTAAAGGAAATTCCTACCTTACTGGATACGAAGTTCAATTGCAGATATATTCTAGCAATCGATAATAACGGAGAAAACGCTCTTATAGATATATTCGGATCTATTGCCGAAAATATATACACCAAGGATTCTAAGTCAGTTCCTTCTCCTGGTATCCTATCAGTCGGTGGGATGAGAAAATATATTCAGGACAACTATTCGACTCTACAAGGTGCTCAAGGACCCAATGGAGAGTATGGAGTCCAAGGAGAAAAGGGAAGACATGGAGATGAAGTAGGACAGCAAGGAGTCCGGGGTACTCAGGGTAAAACTGGTGAGTACGGAAAGGACGGAGATGAAGGTAGAAGAGGGGAGCCTGGAAGAGACGCTAAACCAGACAAAGGAAAAACTGGTGATCCCGGATTAAAGGGATCTCAAGGATACATTGGGTTAGATGGAGCCCAAGGAGAGAAAGGAAATAAAGGATCCTTTAATGGAAATATTCCAAAAATAGGATTCAAAGGACTTATCGGTCTTCAAGGCGCTCAGGGTCTTCAAGGTACTCAAGGACTTCAAGGAAGTCAGGGTGTTCAAGGAGTACAAGGAATACCTAATCTAACCCAAGGATCCCAAGGAACTCAAGGACCTGCTGGAGAAACCGTAGGTGGAAAACGTGGAGACCAAGGATACCAAGGATATGAGGGTATTCAAGGTCCAACCGGAGAAACTGGTGATCCGGGAGAAGACGGTGATAAAGGTCTTCCTGGAGACAACATTCCTGGAGATAAGGGTGTTCAGGGCCCTAACGGACAAGATGCTTACTATGGAATTGACGGTCTCCAAGGATATAGAGGAGATCCGGGATCAAATAATGTAGGAAGTAGAGGTAGTAAGGGACCAAAGGGGCCAACCGGAGGAAGTATGCCGGGACCTCAAGGCCCTGTAGGACCAAACGGACCGACCCCACAACCTTATAGAGTGACGAGACAGGATGCCTTAGAAATTCTTACTATGTTGGGAATAACTGTAAGTGCAGGAAATCTTCACATAAGGAAGATTAGAGGTGGAAACTATCAAACAGGTAGAATAATTAAGTAAGATATGTCAAGATTATTATATTCTAATGAGTTAGTTCCCATTTCAACTCTGAATGACTACAGTTCTGTCACCTATATGATAGGACTATCAGAAAAACTGAACTCCGCATTCATAGAGCCCACTGCAATAAAAGATATTTTTATTGGAGGAGGAAGATATAGTAACGATCAAGTAATTGCTACTGTAGATGAGTTCAAGGATAGCTTAACTGGAAAATCTATTCAGGGAGTTCAGGGGTATAAAGGTTTTCAAGGGGCCCTAGGAAAGGATGGGGTAGCTCATCAGGGCCAACAAGGAACCCAAGGATACCAAGGATTTCAGGGATACAAAGGGTTCGAAGGTGAAGTTGGAGAAAGGGGATCTGATGGAATACCTACTCAGGGAGCTACTGGGTTCCCGGGAAATATGGGTCTTCAAGGACAACAGGGTATCCAAGGACTTCAAGGGACCAAAGGAAGAGAGGGTAGCAGTACCCAAGGAGCTCAAGGACCAATTGGAGAAGTTGGATCCGATGGAGATACTGGATACCACGGACTACAGGGAAAAGAAGGTAGAGCAGGACACCAAGGAAAAGAGGGCAATGTAGGTACCCAAGGATCTCAAGGTACGGCAGGAAGAACTGGACATGGAGGAACAGGAACTCAGGGAGTTCAGGGACCAAAAGGTGGACAGGGAACTCAAGGATATAAGGGTACCCAAGGTAACAAGGGAAAACGTGGAGAAAAAGGAACCTCAATAAAGGGATCTCCCGGTGGACCCGGACCAATGGGGAACAGTGGAATTCAGAGAAGAGGGGCTCAAGGGGCCAAGGGGGAAAGAGGAGCTGATGGATATGGAACTCAAGGACCAACAGGTCAGATGGGATATGCCGGATCGATAACTCAAGGACCTCCAGGACCACAAGGAGCACCCGGACCTGCTGGGGAACAGTTAACCAGACCTGAAATTATAGCATTGATCATTAAAACCCTTAATGATGCAGGATACTTCATCGAGGACAATGGAGATGGTACGAAGAGACTCTTCTTTACTGGAAACATAAGCACTCCGACATTGAAAGTAAACTACATGTCAAGATACATATAACAACCTAACCAAAGATGAAACTTAACAACCAAATTTACGAAAAGGGATTAGCTAAATTTAGTACGGATCAGGGACTCCGACTGTTCCCCCTCCTATTGGATTGGGATCGGTCTAAGGGCGTATCCCTAATGAATCCGTCAGTTTATAATGACAATGGGAAACTGAAATGTAATATCAGATTGGTAAATTACAACATGAGCCACTCTGAGTATGCAAAGTATCCCCATTGGAGTGGACCATTGCAATACATCCATCCAGAGAATGATGTCAAGTTAGCAACTCAAAACTTGATGGTTGAGTTAGATGACAACTTTAACATCACCGGAGGAAATTATGTAGAGATGCTTAATCTTCATAAGCCTAACTGGGAGTTTGAGGGATTAGAGGATGGACGAGTTGTAAGATGGGAAGGAAACCTATATCTAATCGGAGTAAGACGAGATATAAAAGATAATGGAGAAGGAAGAATGGAGATGTCCTATTTGGATGATAATACGTTCAAAGAATTAGGAAGAACCCGGATTCCAACCCCTAACTATAAAGAGTCTTACTGCGAGAAGAACTGGATGCCGATATTGGATAGACCATTCACATTTGTAAAGTGGTCATCTCCGACAGAGATTGTATATTATGATGGGCTTACAGCTACAACAAAGAGTATAATCACTGGAGAGATTCCTGTTAATAGGGATATTCGAGGAGGCTCTCAAGTAATCAAGTGGAAAGACTATTACGTAGCCTTTGGTCACAGCGTAGACTTGTGGAAACCCTACTCCGGAGAAAAGGCATCGAGGTACTATACCCATCTTATTGTATGGGATAGTAAGTTCAATCCAATATACATTTCTGATCCATTCAGCTTCACAGATGTTCACATTGAATTTTGTTGTGGACTATGTGAGTTCAATGGACTCCACTACGTCTCCTTCTCAACCAGAGACAACTCAGCTTACATTCTTGAGATAGATTTAGAATCGATTCTTGGAGAAGAAGTAAGAAAATTTGAAAATAATAAAGAACATAGAAATACTTGTAAACTGTTCTATGACTGGATTGATGACCAGAAAGGAATCCAATCCAACTTAAACCTTGCTGAAAACCTATTTAAGGCAAGACAGTACAGTTCAAGTATTACACATTACCTCAAAATCGCCGAAGAAGCTCCTGAGGAAGAGTTTCAATTGAAATATCACTGCTTGTGCATGGTATCTCTTTGCTATGAACTCCTCGGAAATAGGTGGTTTGGGGCTAAACAATATAGTAGATTTGCAAAAACTGAACAGCCAGACAGGCCAGAAGCATATTCAATGCTTTGTAGGCAATGGGTTGGTGAGTTAAGATTCAAAAATGTTGAATACCAGTTCGATTGGATTCAAGTATTTGAGAACGCAAAAATAGGTCTAATCTGGGCTCAAGTGAGAGATTATCCAAAGTCAAATTATTACGGAGGAAAAATCGAACTCACTGCGTACTACCTCTTAGCTATGGATAGGATAGGTAAAGTAGTCGAAGCTAAAGAGTTGATTAAGGAAACTGACTTTTCGGAATCTGATAACAGGTCTAAGGACATTGTTATCGATGTGTGCAACTCATTGGAGATTATGAGTCAGTTTAATGACTATGACAGAGTAAAGGATAAGATCGGATTAGATTCGAAATTTGCTGAAGAGTTTGTGAAGAACAACCACTCACAGATATTCCAAGACGTTTTTGCAGCTATATCTACTGAAAGAAATGATGGTACATACCTAGAGATCGGATCTGGTACACCAATTCATCACAATAACTCTCTAATGCTGGAGAATATGGGGTGGAAAGGTGTATCTGTTGAAGGTCAAAAGGGTTATGTGGATTATTTCACACAGGTTAGAAAAAATCCTGTTCATTGGGCGGATGCTAAGAAAGTCTTCTACTATGACTTAGTGAAAAATGTGGGTCAATTGAATCCAGATGGAACGATCACTATCGACTATCTATCCTTAGATGTTGATGATGATAATCTGGATGTTTTGTACTTATTGCAGCTAAATTTAATAGAGTTTGGTTGTATCACATTTGAGCATGATAGGTACAGAGTAGGGGACAGAGTTAGAGACGAGTCTAGGAAATACTTAGAGTCATTCGGATACAAGTTAGTTGGGGAAGACTTAAAGTATAATACTACCAATCCATATGAGGACTGGTATATAAACCCGGACTTAGTAAGGGATAAAAGGATCCTCTCTAATATATATAAGTTGACTAAGTACGTACAGTCAATTTAAAGTCCAATTAGGTTGTCTGAGAGTCAAATTTCAGACAATCACAAACAAGTTTTATATATAAAATTTTAAGATAATGGCAAGTATTCCAATCAAAGAGCCTTATGTAAAGGTCAGTGAGCAGATTATGAGTAAGCCTAATTTGCTCGATGTAGATGGAACTACCAATATTGGAGTAGTTATAGTGGCTCCAGCTGGTCCAAGACTAGCTTATGTTGATGGCCCTAAAACCTTCTTAAAACTGTACACGGTTGATGGTAATATTCCCAGAAATGCTCATATTTCGTTCGTAAATGCGTATTACCTTTCGTTTGTGGCCGGATTGGTAGTTGTTAGATCAATGAATACGACTTCAGTTTCAGGACTATTCTTCGAACATGAAGATAAGAATGAATCTAAGTTGTTCATAAATACAGATAACTCCTCACTTTGGGGAATGTTATTCAACGACAAGTACTATTTTTGCAATAATGGAAACGAATCGTTTGAAGATTTTCTTAATGTAATTAAGAACCTTACTAACGATAATGGGGATCCTGTATATAATGCCACTGCCCTAGGAAAGATTAAGACGGCTGGAACTGGAAAGAGTGTAGCTTGCAAGAACTTTGACGAGCTAGCTGAGAAACTTCAGTCAGCTCTTACGACGAGTCAGAGTAAGCAATACACAGTAATCTATTCCCAGAAGATGGGTGGACTGGTATTCTCTCCAGATATTGATACCATACTTACTATCGATGCCACACTGAAGGAATCTTTGGTTGGTTTGAAGCTAGATATTAAGCACAATAAGACTGGAATCAGTTCTCTCAAATCTACTCCAATAAAGTACAAGGATGGTGTAGCCCTTACGGAGTCTGAAGATCTTGAGTTCACGTTTACTGATGGAATTGATGGTAACTGGGCGTTCGTATATGGTTCGATGGCCTACTATCATGGAGCCGTAGACAAGTCGATCTATGAGGATTACAGCTTGGTTCCTTGCAAGTCTATGGACGACATCATAACCTCTATTAGTGGTATTAAGGGTATGACCTGTAATGAGGTAACTCCCGGAACCAAGATTAAGGTTACGTATAGCAAGGGAAATAGGATCTATGTTGCGTCGGCTGCTTCAGGACTTAATGTCGGGGTCACTGTAAAGCAGCCTGAGGATGCTACATCTGTAGACATGTCAAGCATGTTGTTTGGAATTTATCCGAATGATCCACAGGGAAGTGACGTATATAAGCTGATAGTTCAACCAAGCGATGGGAATCTATTTATACTCAGCTTGACTGACGTTAAGTCAACTAAAAGTTATGTAGTATCTCTCCTTCCGGATGAGCTTGATGCTTCAGGTAACAATGCATTTATTGAGAACCTCAATGCTCTGGGAACTGGTTTCACTATAGTTACTAACCCTAACTATGATGAAAACAATCTCCGTGCGCATACTCCGAAGTCTACTCAAGTATTCAGTTTTGGAAACTCTGGTCTAGATTTGTCTTCGAGTAAGAAGGTGAACTGCATGATTCAGGCTTCTTATGTACTTGAGGACCAGAATGAGTATGATATTGCATACATGTCTTCAGCTGGTGTTACAGATTTGCAGTATGTAAATGTATATACTCTGGTAGGTAAGAATAAGAACTGTCTGACTCCGGTGGATATTCCATACGATAAGACTAACGTAAACTCCATAAAGGGATACTTCCTTAATATTAAGAACTCTGACAATATAATCGCTATGGGACCGTTCGATAAGAATACGGGTCTAACTGGATGGTTGAATTATATTGCTGCTAGTACTCTGTACTGGGAGAGGGTTATGACTAATAAGGCTAAGAGATGTGAGTTCGCTCCAGCTTTTGCCCAGACGAATGGAGTTCTCAATTATACGAATCCAGTATATCTCCTTGGAAAAGAAGATACTGAGAAACTTTTGAACTTTAGGTGCCCAGTTAACTTTGTCAAGTTTAATCAAAAGACTAATTCATACTATCTGAATCTGAATGCAACTCACAAGCCTGAAAAGGACGTGTTGTCAGAAGAACAGAACAGGAGAATGGTAAATAAGATTAATCGTGACTGTAATCAACTGATGCAGAGGTTCATTGGTAGAGTTAATACAATATCTACCAGACAAGAAGTAGAAACTCTTTTGAGAAGCTATTTCGAAACCAATATTCAGAGCCAGATTTATAAACTGGATGACTACAACGTGGTTTGTGATCGTTCAGATATAAATACGATTGACATGATCAACGCAAATAAACTTGGGGTATTGGTTCAAGTTAAATTAACAAATGCTATCTATTACATTGATGTACTTAATCAGATCTATTCTATAGGTACGGATTTCAATAGTTAACAATATCTAGCGAGAAGTCTCCCACTTCTATAAGTGGGAGTAGTTCACTAGTTAAAAATAAATTGGTTTGGTGTTAGGTTAGGTCAGAGGAGGTGTTGGGGTATTTCCCTGGCATCTCCTCTATTTTTCTTACTGTTATATGAGTGGATCTGGATTTGTAAAGACTCTATTAGATAATACCAACTTTTTCTACAAAACTGCACTTACTGGATTGGAGTGGTGGAGAAAGATTAACGGAATAAAGTGTCAAGTCATTAGACTAAAGGAGGATGATGACTATAAGTCAGTGTATGGATCTATTGCCAATTCGACTTTGGTTGATGATGAGAACGCTGAAAGATTCGATTATGTCGCGATATTTGGAATGAATGAGATGCTGAGGCTCTACGGTAAGTCAATTGATCCTATCCAAATGTTCGACAATAGAAACATTCTCAAACATGGAGATATATTGGTATTCTCTAGAGGAGATCAAGAATTTAAGTGGAAAGTTACCGATATACTTACGTTCAGTGAAGCTGAAGGAGTTCTATATCAATACACTATAAATGGACTAACCGAAGTAAACTCAACAAGAAACGTGGAATTTTGATTGGATTCAAATTCCATGACTAATAATTTTATATATCATGGATAAGAGCAAAGTAAAAAGTCCAAAAGTGGTTGGGGCTCCTAAAGGAGAAACAAATCTCTCTGCACACCCCAAAATAGTAGACTTGCCTAATGGCGGATTCAATCCAGAGGGACACCCAAAAGTTGTTGGAGTCCATGATGATGGATTTAAGCCAACAGGTAGGCAGAGAGTAGTAGATCTCCCAAATGGAAGTACAGATCTAAAGGCACATCCAAAAGTGGTTGAAGTCCACAATGGAGGGTACGATCCAAAAGGTCATCCAAAGGTCGTAGGTTTACCGTCTAATGGACAAAATCACTCACCATATGGAAGACAAAAGGTAGTTAATATGCCAGAAAGTGGAGATGGACATACCCCACAAGGAGAACCAAAGGTAATTAACCTACCTGAAAGTATAACAAAACAAACTGGACACCAATTAGTAGTTGGACTACCAACATCAAGTGAACATACTCCTAAAAGTACAGATAGATTAGTTAAGTTAGATAAGTCTGACAGTAAACTAACCAGCCATGTAAAGGTAGTAGGTCTTGCGAAGAGTACATTTAAACCTTCTGCAAGGGTTAAGGTAGTCGGATTACCAGAAAATAGTGATTAAAAATGAAAGATATATCTGAGATCCTTGAAAGGGAGGATAGAGTAGTTAAATTGCCTGACCATATAGGTCAAAAGTATGACAAGTCGACTAAAACTGGATCTTGGGTAACTTCTGGGGCTGAAGAGCTGAAGGAGGATATGGAGTACCTAAAGTCTTGGAAAGTATATGGAGATCTAATGTCCAAGCAGCCTGGAGGAATATTCGCAGGGTTGAGAGATCCTACGGCTACTTTAGCTCTATTGGGTGGATACATTAGACTTCCCGTCGATCCACTTGGGGATGCTCTAACATCACTAAATGGAATTACAAAGTCGGTTGGATATGATTTCCTAAGCCAAAATAAAGGTACAGTTCCCCTACCCCCACATTTCAGCGGAGAGAATATGGGACTATTCAAGTGGTCAGTAGATACCATGAAGAACAGGACTCCAAAATTGCTTGGAATTGAGGGAGTAAGGACTAGGCCAAACTATGGGGCAATTCTGATCAGTAGGACAAACTCTGGAGAGGTAAACAAGCTGATAAATAAGCTGACTGAGGATGCTTTTAAGAAAGAGTTTGAGAAGGGTAGGACGCCATTTAAACTTCCAAAATCAAAGGAATACGAGAAGCTGATCAGACTTTACGAGACAAAGAAGAAGCCCCCTAAAACCCCTAAAAGCCTCCTAGATACCATAAAGGATAGGGTCATTGACGAAATGACTGGAACAATAGATAAATATGGAACTGAAGGTTATAAGGTCTTAGAAAATAAGGCAGAGATTGATAGGGGAGTATCACACTGGAAAAGAGTTGAAAGCGACTACTTCAATTTCAATGACCCCTACGAATCATCTATCTACAAATATGAGGAAAACTCAACGTTTGAAAACGTAATCTCAAAACTTAACTCAGAAGGATTTTTATCTTCGTATAGAGATTTTTCAGGGTTTGAAATGGGATCCGATCACCTGTGGTCTATAAAACTCCTTCCATATCCATATGATGATGATGATGTTCAAGCATTTAAGGAGATGGGTAGGAAGTCTATAACTCCACCATTACCTTGCTACGTCCTTCCAAACATGTGGAGAGAGACTAGAGTTACAACATCAAGTGCAGAGCATGATGGAATTAGGAGTAAGGTCATTCAAATAGGAAGAAAGTGGATAGCAAAGGCTCTTGACGTTGAAGAGGGATCTATACCAGAAGAAACCATAGTAGATGAACTTAGCAATGCAGTTCCATTCAGTTTTTCTCACAATACTCCAGTTTTATCTTATGACCTTACGTTGGGATCAATGAAACCCGAATCTTTAAGGCTTTTTAATGGAGGATCATCTGAATTTTTTGCCGGAATGAGTTATAACGCTGTAATGTCCATGTCTATCCTAGATGATGTCTATGGTAGCATGAAAAAGTATATGAACACATACATAAATGCAGCCTACGATATAAATACTCATTCACTTGCTCCATACTATTCGATGGCTTTTCAGATAGAACTTACAATTCTCAGGGCAGGGGGTCAAATAAATCATAGACACAAGTTTATAGGGGTTCCATTCGAATATACTCCAAGATTTGATGGGTCTCAAGACTCAAATGAAACTAGGATAGACTTAACCTTTGGAATAATTGGGTACAAATACCCTAAAAAGGGGAAGGGAACTGAACTGTACATAAACAATATGGGGGGAAGAGCTTCCATAGACAAAACTGATCTCGGAAAAGAGAAGAAATTTAGCCTCGGAAGCCTAACTTGGGGAGATATAACATTAAATATGGGTCAAAATGTCGATAGTTAAATTACAATCAATTAGCACAATATCAAGAACTAGTAATCCTGATTTTTATGTTGGTGCGGTAGTTGACTCGGAGTCTGGATACCTATTCCCCAAGCTAATAACAAATAATGAGCAACTAGATACCTATTTCGATGAGTTTCCTTACAAAAATATGTATAGAAAACTGATAGAAAACAATATTCCAGTGTGCTTACTTCCAACGATTACGAGGGAAAGTGACTACAATAGATGTTCTTTAAGGTTAAGTAATGGAACTGTCACAGTTTCCCATCCAAAAATAGGGAAAGAATATAGATACGTATCCCTCAGTAACCTTTTTCACTATGTATTCTCCAAGTCAGAGCTTAAAAACTCATTAAAATATACAATATCTCATGGACTAAAGTTTTATCCAAAGATCGTTGTTGAATCTAATGGGGAAGAGATTAAGACCAGAAAGGTATATAATGACTACTCTATAACTCTATATTTTAGTGAAGGGGTCAGTGGATCAATATGGATAGAATCAATCCCACAGATTGAGTCCGACCCTGACTTCATAAAAATAGATAGGTTCGGAAAATTAGGATCAAGTGTCACCCCAAAATATGAGTTGGAAGTTCCAAACAAAGTTATTCCAGAGATAGTTGTAACTATTGATGAGGGCCCCAATAAGGGGGAGATGGTTGAGACCTATATAAAGGTAGAGGAGGTATCCGGGGTAAATAAGGTAACTGTGACTCCTAAGGTACCCCTATTTGATGTTAGGTATAGAATAGACATTAGGATAATACCCTCTGGTCTTCTTATATCTAGGGACGCTCTCACTGAAACAAACATATATCACAACAGTAATAGGTTCCCCCTATTCAAATTTGATAGGAATGGGGAGGAATCTTGGGGAAAGGTAGAATACCGGACAACTAACTACACAGTTATAACCGTGTCTGACCCAGATGGAATGTTGATTAGGTACAATATAATTAATGCCAATAAGGACTTTAATTTTAATCTACTCGATACCCATCAGATGATGTTCAACCTTTTACTTGACTTTACTGACGTATCATATGAAAATCTTGTAAAGAGGGGATCTCTAACTGATCCAAGTAACTTTCTTATAATTGATACCGCAAATGAGCAGTGTCTCGTCGCATCGGGGGAATGGCATGGAGTAACATCCAACTACTACAGTACGAATGCTGTTTACTACTTCGAAGATGGATCTGGATCAACAGACTCTGAAAAGAAAGAAAATACCCTAACGAAATTCAAGAACTGGTTCAACAATAGATATTCTAACTCTTGTACGAATCTTGAGGACCAGATGTCTGATTTCATTAAGAAGTTTTTGGTTAAGAAGGGTCTTCCTTACATAGATCAATTCGGTAAGCAACCATTCATCAATGACTGGAAAGACCTATTCATTGATGAGGCCTATAAGTGGGACTTTTGGATAGAAAGAAACGAGGTAGTAGTTGATTACCTGAGGAAGATACTTGAGAAGTATAATGAGGATGTCCTAGTATCGGAAACCGACCTACTGTCTGAAGTTGGTAATTTGAAACTGAGCAATGATAAACTTCTTATCGAGTATGTTAATCCAGTTCAAAACCTTAATCACTTCAGATTTGATGGAGTTAATGTAACTGATTCCTACAATCTTACTCAAGATAAGCTATGCAGCTTTACTGAAAGGGATAAAGTAGTAGACATATTCTCAAAGATAAAAGGTAAAGTAGGGAAAAGGACTTATGTCGAGATAAAGAAGGTAAAGAACTATGAGGGAGTTTACGACATACTCATATCTAATGATGTAATAACTGAAAACTATATTGTTAGGTTATACGATGTTGGGAACATACCGATAGATACCATATACATAACAGATATAAATAAACACTCAGAGTTAGTATTTATATATCTTTATGACTACTGGATCCAGAATAAGCTAATCGATAGCATTTACTTCGACGAGTCAGAGTATGGAGAACCTTTTAATCCGAACAACATAAGGAAAAAATCGGACCTAAAACTTCCTGAGGGTAAATTCTACTTAGAGAGGAACTTATCAGAAACAATAACAATAGAATCTAGGAGGAACAGCCTAGATATATTCAAAAAATCAGATTGGTTTCCGGATCTTTTTCTTGTTGACTCACTTCCGGACTCTCTTAGGTATTCAAAATATGTATTGGATTCAGTTAGGTGGAAGGAAAACGTAGAAGACTCTATGTTTACTCAAGCACTAATAAAACTGAATCCACACCAATTGAGTAGGGAGTGGTTTAGACAAGACGGATACCTTACGAGTGAAGAAAATAGGGTAATATATTTTTATGATGATATGGAAATAGATGGAATTATGTATCCATCATATTATCCATACATACTGAATATAATCAGACAAAAGTACCTCAATCTACCTAAGGATAGAGTCCTATATGAACCATTCAGGGATGAAGTAGGAAACAATCTTCTTCTAAGCAAGTATGGGGAAATAGCTGTAGGGAATAGAATTGAGAAGAAAGTTGGAAACTATAGAAAACTGTCTTGTAGATCAGTTGACCTAAAAAACAATTCAAGATCCTACATTATTCATGGGGAGATTGATGGGGACAAATTTAATGTGTTAGAAAATTCTGAGTCTAACACGGTTATAGAAACCTTAAATATAGAGAGAAATTTGAAGGGATTTTTGGAGGATAAGCATATAAATTACCTCGATTTGGATAATCTAAAGTATTTTTATAATACAATATTAGAAACTCCAGGTCAAAGATCTATTTTTATCATCCAATTTATTCTTTCTAAGTATACCAGAGAGATTTTTAGTGCCAGAGGTGAAATGATTGGTCTAGAAGTTGATCGTATAAGGAGGAAATTGGAAGACATAAATTCAAGATGTCTTAGGGTTTTGCCTCTTGTACTGTCATCTAAAGTCAAATTATCAAGAACTGACATTAATAAAGTTGAAGTGACCTATTCCATAGTTCTTAACGCCATAACCAACAAAGAGTATAAATTAAATTATATCTTAAATATATAAGAATATGGCAGGTTTATTTCTAGAGGTTAAAGACTTTATTGGGCAGAATGATACCTTAAATTATATCAACTACCAGAGTATTAGCCAAGAACACCGTGAGTTCCTGCGATCAGATGTTTGGGATTTCCACTGGACTCAGCCACCAGCTGCTGTCTACTTCCCTGGAAATGACTTCCTGAAGACCAGGTTGCAGGCTGTAAATCCACAATTCCCAACCCAGATGGGTCAAATGAGTGCAGTTATTAGACAGATTCAGATTAATCAGGCTACAAAGTCTGGTACGTCATCTGGAACGTTTACTCTGGACTTTATGGACTTCGAAGACCAAGCTATTAAGATGTGGCTTTGGGACTGGGAGGATAAGTGCGGAAGCAATGAGGAGAGATACTCCTTCAGAAAAGAAGACGTTATTGCCGAAGCGAGACTAACGGTAATGAATAGCTCGAGAAAACCGATCATGGCATATGAGATCCTAGGTATTCAGTTGATGGATCCTGGTACTCTTATGAATCCCATGCTAAGCAGTGATGATGCCCAGAATGTTGGACAGGTTTCTGCTACGTTTATATTTGAGCATTGGAGACCATTGGCTAAGAACATCTAATCGGACAGAGCGTGTAACTCAAATATGGCAGTAATTGTTCGTTCAGTTACTGCCAACTTTTTCATTTTATATTAGACTAACGATGCTACTAACACAAAAACTACCAAGCGGTTATAACTATCCTTTTATGTCTATTAGGATGGAGCCAATGAAATTTGCTCAAGTTCTTGAGTATGAAGAAAATGTACCAAAATCAACATTAGAGAAGTACTACTTTGACTACTGCCTCCTAAAGGATGAGGATCCAAACATAGAGAATCTCCTCTTAATTGATATGGAGTTCGCTATCTACTGGAAAAAGGCAATTACAATATCCGAAAATTTGGACTTCAGTTCTACTCTAACATGTCCAAAATGTGGAGCAAAACTTCCCTACCACTTGACCCTAGCTGAGGTAGAGTGGAATAAAATGGATGAAAGAGCTCTTAAAGGGTTGGAGGTTAAATTCGGAAATAGTTGGTACAGAGTAAGAATGCCAACTGTCGGACAGTTTATGAAGATATTGGCCAAATATAGGTTATATAAGAGAGAAATAGATGTTAGAATTATAAAGCTAGTCTCTCTTTTCGAAGATTCTGTCAAATATCAACAAAGAATTGAGAACATGATAGTAAATGCTACTCATGGAGATATTGCAAAACTAATCATGTTAGAAGGAGTATATCTTAACTTCATAAAAGGTCTTCATGTTCAGTGTGAGCATTGTGAAAGAAGATATGTACCGACGATTCACGAGATGGAAGCTGTAGCTAGGGAGAATGGACTTCCAACTGACGAACCTCTTCCTGAAGAATATATTAAGAAAATTAAGCAATTTCATGGAGGCGTTGAGATAGGGTTGCAATCCTTAGTCTCTGACTTTTTTCGAGACGTCTATTACAATGCAGCATTTGATCCAGCGGAAATTCGTGCTGGAGAAGTTCGCGAGAATGAGTAATATCGAGCAGTATACTTTACATACAATAAATGAGTACTACAAAATGTACTGTAAAATGCTTGAGGATGCAAAGGGTAAGGACATAGATTATCCTGATTACAAACTAAACTTTAAGGCTAAGTAAATAGATGGGAGTTGTAACTAAGGCCGCTCATGCGTTTTTTCATGGTGGGGCGGTAAAATTAAATAAGATAGGTAGGGGGAAAAACTCCAACTTCATCACTAGGGCAATTAGAGCTGCCCTAAGCCCCCTTAGGAAAAGACTTACGAAGATCGCAAACTACCTAAGACCTGGAAAAATTAGTGTAAAACATATATTCGGAGTCTGGAAACGGAGGAAGATGAGGTGGCTCAGACACTTCCGAATGAATATATTGAGGCATCCGTGGCGATACACTAAAGGATTAGCAAAAGGACTTCTAATTAAGGGGGCCTTAGCCATTGCAGCTCCAATGATCATCAAGAAGCTGATGGGTGGAGGAGGGAAGGACATGGAGAATGAATCCGGAGATCCCTCTATGGACCCCAACATGTCTCAAAACTTTGGAGGAGATGGTGGTGGAGCGGCTGCCGCTGGAATGGGAGCTGCTGAAGCTGCCATTAGGGCTTCTCAGAAATCTGCTAGGGACGTAAAGAAGAAAGATCTCGAAGCCAGAATGGCCGAGGTTAGGGCTCAACAAACTGCTGATGAAGTAGTTCAGAAGGGTAAATTGGGTCCACTTAACTCCAACCTACCGGACCACCTAGAAAAAATATATGCCAAGTCTGAAGATGCCACTGAGCAGAATAAGACGATAATAGAATTACTAAATAGAGCTAATGAAATAGCTCTAGATAATAATAAGGTAGGTAAAAAATCCTTAGAGCTTGAGAAAGGTGAGGTAGAAGCTAGACTTAGAAAGTCATCAGATCTCTATCAGGTTCTACAGAGGATGAAGAGCCAATCCGAATCTGCTAATGCTGACTACAATGATCTGAAAGATCAGATTAGGGCATCAGAGCAGAGGGTTATGAAAAACTCTGACGAGATTGGTAAGGGGATGAGGAACAAGTTCAAGGCTATTAAGGGAAAAGGTCCTGGACTTATGACGATGCTTCTTCTAGGATTTATTGGACACACTCTTATGAATGCCTTTCACCTCTTCGAAGACATTAGGGACAGGATCTCTATGGGATTTGAAAAGGCAGGCGACTACCTGAGAGGAGTAGGGCAGAGCTTAGGAATAATCAATGACAACATCTCAACAACTGTAGAGATGAAGGGAGGTGAGAATGATGAAAACCTCTCAAAAGACAAGGTAGATCCCAACGATAAAGATACCTATCCGCAGTCCAGAGGTGGAAAGGATATGCCTCTAACAACCACTGGAAATGGAACAACAATTCCTCTAGACTCAGAGGGGAAATCGAAGGTAGGTAGAACAGAGGAATACTATAGAGACCCAGAAACTGGAGAGATTGATGAAGAGAGGGCTAGGAAGGACAATGTGTTCGTTACACATAAGTCCCAGAAAAATAGCCTAATGACTGATGCAGCTGTCACATCAATACCTCTGTTATCAACCGTATATAAAACAGCTACTGGAAAACTTGGTAAAGAAGCTGCTGAAAAAGCAGCTAAGGAAGCTGCGGAGAAGGCAGCCGAAACAGCAGCTGCAAAAGAAGGGGCTAAAAAGGTTGGATTCTTTGGAAGACTTCTTAATAGGGCTAAGGATTCTCTTGTTGGAAAACTATTTGGAAGATTTAGTAAGTTTGTAGCTGATAAATCTTGGGTAGGAATAACCAAAATTATTGGTACAAGGAACTCTGGGATCCTAAAGGACTTAATAAAGAAAATCGGAGGATTAGCTGGTAAGGCTGTAAAGGGAGGAGCTAAGAAACTTCCCGGACTTGGTTTAGTATTCGGAATCGGTGAAGCTATTTATCGAGGATTCAAGGAGGGAGATTGGGTCGGTGCCTTATTGTCCTTTATGTCTGGACTAGCAACTACTATTCCTATACCAGGAGTAGGTATCGCAGTTTCTACTGCAATAGACCTTATCCAAATCTATCGAGACTTCAAGATGGATGAGGAGATGACAAAGGAATCCGAAGAGGCTCAGAAAATCCTGAATGAAGCAGAAAAAACCGGAAAGTATAAAAGGGATGTAAAGGGAAATCTCTATGACGAGATAATAAGAAAATTGCAAACCGGAAAGCAGTCCGATGAAAGGAAGAAAAATAAAGCTATCATAGCCCTACATGAGGTAGATGAAAGGGCCAAAAAGGAGGGATGGTCAAAGGAGATGACCATCCACAAGCAGAATGAAGTACTGAAGGAAACTGGAACTGGACTTAGGATAAATACTATAACCGGTAACGTCGAGGGAGTTAAGGAGTACGAGGATCAGGTTCCAGAAGCTGAGAAGGAGAGAAGAAAAGGAACTCTTGGGATGGTTGACTCCAGTCAAGATATGATGAAATTCAATAGCAAGATTGATAAAGAATTTCAGAAAAATCTGGAGAAAAACTCAGCGATAAATAAGGGTGAGGGACCAGTTCCAACACTAGAAACTCCTATAGAGCTGAAGAACTCTCCATTTAGGACAAAAAATGATAGATTGAATCCTACATACCTCACCAGAAACTATGGTGAGCCAGTTAAATCATCCAGCTTCTGGAGAGCACAGGAAGCTCATAAGGGAATAGACTTTACTATAGGACCCTCTGGAGATTTTTCTCACCCATTTGACGGAGAAGTAATTGAGAATAAGGATGGTCATGTAAAGATCAGAGATAAGTCTGGTTTTACTAGTGAATATCATCACATAAAATCTAAACTTCAAGTTGGCCAAAAGGTGAGAAAGGGAGATACTGTTGGTAACTATCTTCTTCCCGGAGAAGGTCTTCCTAAGGGAATGCTACCACACATTCACTACGAGGTGAAGGATCTTACTGGAAAAAATGTAAATCCATTTAGATACCTTGATGGAGATACATCATTGATTCCTAAGGGATCTCCTGATGAATCTGGAAAGATACACTCCAGTCAATACCTAAATATACAGACAGCTGATATGGGTAGAAAGAGGGGAGGTTGGGGAGACTACACTGTAGATGGGTTAACCTACGACCAAAGAGTACTCTTCTTAGTGGATAGGATGTCTCAAGGATTAGGAATATCCCCAGAGGTAGCTAAGGGAATAGTCGGAGTTTGGGCAACGGAGTCTGGACTAGATCCCCATGTAGTTAATAAGAGGTATAAGGGACCCCCGCATAGGCAAGATCAGGGAATAGCCCAGTGGCAAGGGGAGAGGCCAGGAAAGTTTGCTGCATGGTACAAAAGAAAAACTGGACAGTACAAGCTACCGAAGGAAACATCTATAGATGATCAAGCAGACTATGCCCTATACGATATGCACAGTGAAGAGCGTACCGGATTTCTAAAGGAAATAAGAAAGGCAAGAACAGCTAGAAGGGCGGCTGAAGTAACTTTCCAAGGATATGAGAATGGAGGGCCAGGTCTTACAGATCCTAAAACCCTTTCAGCTGTTTATGTTCCTCTATGGGGAGCAAGGGGAACTTATGAGTCCATGTTAGCTGGAAGAATCGGAGAGATGGAAAAAATTTCCAGAATCTACGATGCAAACTCTGGAGTAAAGAGAGGGGCTGTAGGATTGGGGGAAAAGTTCTCATACAATACCGGGGACAATGCTAACTCCCTTCAGAACAAGTATAAGAGCCTATCTTCCGCAGCCACTTGGTCCAATAAGTCGTCAGGTGGGGGAGGTAACTCTTCATATGCAACTCCTTCTTCAAACTATGATCCATCAGATGCAGCTAGAGTTATGGATCAGGCTGCTTGGACATCTGAAAAGGCTTATTATGATGCCAATCCATTGGAAGACCTGTCTCTTGAAGGATTCCTTTCAAGAGCTATCCGAAGTGGATTTGAATCCATGAACCTTGTTGGGAAGGGAGCTGACATAATATCTGGAAAATCATCCTCAGACAGTTTCTCAACTAGCCCAGTTTCCAACTCTGTAACTCCATCAGAACCAGCGGCTGCAACAGGATCTGGATCAACATCATCAGGTGGAGATTCATCATCGGGTAAGGATGTAGCCATGATCAACAATACTCCTAATATCCGAGGAGGAGACAATAATGTTAGCAATGTTACGAATATTTACGTTACCAACAATGGTAGTAAAGCAGCAGAGATGGCATAATGGCTAGTTACGATAAAAATTTATTCTTTGATAGTCAATTTCATAATCCTAAGACATCTTGGTCCTTAGTCTCTCAGCCAATAGCTGGGAGCGGGGCCCCGATTGCTGGAGAATATGACATGAAGAACCCCATCTTGAGGGGAATAATCTCAGAGACAGAGTTTGGAGTATCCGGAGCACATGACTTCGGAGAATCTGAACTACTGTCCGGATTAAAGAGTAGCCTTGGACAATTGCTGGGAATAGCAAATAATGTATCAGAAGGACTTGCCCTTGCAAAAGCTGTTGAAAGAGATCTAGGTAGAAATATTGGGATTGAGGAAACTGCAAGGAAAGGCATTGACATGATTAACAATAAGTCGGCCAAAGACCTTGCTCAAAAGGTATATGATTTTGCAGGAAGTAAGTTTACTACAGCTCTTGACTATGTTAAGGTGTTTAAAGGAACTGGGCTTGAAATAGACTTTCCAGCTCTTGAAACTAGGATTTATCACAAATCATTTAATGGAGAATCTGTAAAAAGTGTACTAAAAAAATTAATTGATAGATTTGTAGGCCCACTAATTAGGACTAGCGTAGATGGATTGGATAATATATTGGGTATTCAAGGTCCACCTAATGGATATACTCCAGATTTCAAGATAATTGGGGGTGTTCAAAACACAGTTACTGGATCTTTCGGTCTCAATTATGGACCATATAAGGTTAGAAATCTTTTAGTTACAAATTTTTCATACAGATTATCTACGTTTGTAATTCGAGAGTATGACGGAGATGGAGATGAATATAAAATAAGTAATGTAAAAGCTGTACCAGGAACTCCTTTGTATGCCGACATAAGGTTCAATGTTCAACCTTGTACCTTCATATCGAGAGATACTCTTAAAGATATTATGGGTATCCCTAGGACTGAAGAAAAAAAGTAAGATGGGTCCGGAGAAATATGTGGAAAATCATAAAATTATTATATGTATAAGAGATCCAAAAGCATATTGGTAGGAAATAGTGTTGATATAGGTAGGTATGTGGAGAATATAGACGGAATCCCAGACCTATCTAATTCAACCTTGCTTTATATGCTAGATAATGAGACAGAGAGGGAGCCATACAAAATAACTAAGTACGAAAACAGGATAGATTTGATATCCGAGGATATTTATGGGGACTCAAAATACTCGTGGATACTAATGTATATAAATAGGATAGGGATAGGAGATCTTACGTTAGGAAAAGTTATATACAAAATACCTCAGGATAATCTAACATCAATATTTAGGATGATATGAGTAGAAAAAGTATGGTTGCCAACGACGGTTCTGTATTAGATATTAAGGAACTGTTCGAAAAAGACATTGAAATGTACTCGGTTAATATCAAAGAATCTTTATACGGAGATCTTCCCGAACTCAATGTAAAGTTCAAGACAGATGATGATACCATATGTAAAGTTAACGATAGACTGACGTGCTCACTGAAATCAGGGGAGGGTGCTGAGTGGAAGTTCAATGCATTTATATATGATCAGAAGTATATAAACAACATCATGGAAATAAAAACCATATGTTGGGACCAGAAATTTACTAAGGATAAGTTTACTACAAAATATACTTCAATAAAAAATGCAATAGAATCCACTTGTTTCTCCGAAATCATAGGTAATCCAGATTCCGCTACTAAGTCAGATATAATGGATTTCAAAGATCCGTTCTATCTCTATCAGAGAAATGAGACAAACTATCATTTCTGCACTAGGCTGTGTAAAAGCTACAAGTACAACACAGTTTTTGGATATGTATTGGATGGGTTGATATTTGTCGACTTAAGCTCTTGGAAAAAGGATATAGAACTTAAAGATAGGTCTGACATCTCTCTTGTCACCCCATCAACTTGGACAGAGTCTAAACTTTTTGAGGAGAAAGTTGAGTACATAGACTACTCAAATGGTAAGGATCCAAATCATGTCATAGTAAAGTTCTATGAGGACATGATTCCTGTCAACAAGGAATACAAGGAACTGGTTGGAAATGGACTGTTCAATAGGAAACTGTATAATAGTAAAAACGTAAATACTTTCCAAATGAAGTATATTCCACAGTTTAGAGTTGGACAGTTTGCCAAGATACCAAGTGAACAAATTAGATTCAATGAGTGCTTTATTTCAGAGAGAGTGGTTGACTTTGACAAAGCTAATGTATCAGTTTCATTTACTATTCAATCAATAAATCCATAATGGGAATAATATTTGGAAAAGTAACTGAGGTAGTAGACAAGAAGAAGTTTATAATTAAATTCACCTCAGAGAAATATATCGAAGACTGCATAGCCTATCCAATAGATACGTTTGATGAGCCAAATGTCGGAGATCCAGTATATCTGATAGAGCTAGACCATCCATATGAATTCAGTTACATGTGGAAAAAGATGAGACTGTTTGATCATACTAGAATGAAACTATTGGAATCTGTGGTAGACATTCACGATGATCATGTTGAAATTCATGCTGGGGAAGGAAAATCAGTCGTTAAGATAAATAATGATGGAACAATTCATGTAGAATCCAAAGATTCTGTAACTGTGAAGACGAAAACCCTTAATGTTGAGGACACAGACACGAAAATAAAGGCCACTAACGTAAAAGTTGAGGCAACTAGCGTGGAAGTTAAGGGAACAACTGTAAATATAACTGGGGGAACACTTAAGACTGGAAATGGTGGTGTAGCAGCTCCAACTAGTAAGGGAGGATTTTGTGCTATACCTGTTTGCCCCCTAACGGGCGCCCCACACATTGGGGACGTACTAACTGGAACCTAACAATAAGAAAAAAAAAATAAAAGGACATGAAGAATGTTTTTGATTTACTAAGAGATGAGCTTGGTTTAATAGTAAAATTTATTATAGTATTTCTCATCATATTTGATATAGCCACCGGCATTAACTACTCTACGCTGATAATGAGTGCAGTTATATTCTACCTCACATTAGAGATTAAGGATGCACTTGAAAAGTATTTGTCCTTGAAAAATAAAATGTACGAAGAACAAAAGAGAAAAGCTGATGGCATCTACAATATTGGGAAACTTATTAAAGGCAAACGCCAAAGGGTCTACAAACCCGACTCAAACCAACAGGGGAATCTTAAGGGCAATAAGTAATTACATATCAGCAAATGTGACACTACAAGGGACGTTCTCTGGAGCTTTAATAGCTCCTCCGGGGACTCCCCTTGTTGCTCCTGATATATTAAAAATAAACTCTTCCCCCATGCTCTCCTATCAGCTATCCTTTCCGAGTGTTTCTGGTGGAGATGGATCTAAGGAATGGTCTCTGTGGCTATCCTCAATATATTCAGCAATAAGAACTTGCATAATAATAGGAGGAGTATCTAGACCATTAGCTCCAATACCTGCATTTTCAACGTTAATAACTCCAACGTTTAGTAGATCGCAGCTTTTGTCTGCGCAGTTGTCAGACTATAAGAATGAACGAGACTCAGTACTGGATACTCTTTCAAGATTAATAGTACTAGACTTACAGAAATTTTTTACCCCTACGTTTCCATCCATGTATGCGACAACTCATATGGGGGTAACAACAGTAACCTCAGTAATAGCTGTACCATGAAATATTTACTATCTAGCAACAGAGTGACAACTGATCCAAGGGAATATGTTAAAGATTTAATAATTATAAACATGCTCCTTAGGAAAAAAGAGATACCATATTGGGTTGGTGGTACAGATGATCTCGTCGGAGAGATAACTGATAGGGAAATTAGAGAGTCTATCGGAAATATTGTAGATGACATCATTAAGTACATTGGAAACAAGGTAAGTGGAGTAGCAGTCTCACTTGGGAGCATTGATGTCGGACAAAATTACATTACTGTCAATATTAAAATCGACGACAATAAAGAAATTTTTAATTTAATAAGGAGATAAATGATTTCAAAAGAAGAATTAAGAGAAAATCTGGTTCAAATAGCCAGCAATAATGGAATCTCTGGCGAATCCGTAGATCTCCTTATTGACTTAATAACTTATTCCAAGTATCACGAGCAGTTTGAGATAGTAAATGCGATTCAAGAGAACAACTTATCAACTGCAAGACTGATTAATTCAAAGATTCGGATGTGCATGAATGTCATGTATCCGGTCTATCGTGGTAAGAATGCTAGGGTAAAGTTAAACTTCATAAACAATACCTTGATCAACAAGAATAAGTTTGATATACTTTATTCATCGAATACCTTCAAGGTATATGCAGAGAACAGTATAAACTTAACTCCATCGATAGATAGCGGAATCTCTGGGGTAAACAAATACTCTCTCATAGGAATCCTCTCTAAGAAAGATCTACAAGAGTCCACAAGAACTGTGAAAGCTAATGAGGTGTATTACTTGGACTTTATCATAGATCGTGAGGTAGTCTCTAACCTTTCTGAGGATGTTCAGGTATTCATAAATGATACTGAGTACCCTACGACAAGAAGTTTCTATGACTACATTCAGAACGAGGTTCCGTTGACGGATAATGATGCGTTTCTTATTGGAGACAAGTACTACACAGTTAATGGAGTCTCTTGGATTCCTATACCTGAAACTGATGTCAGAGTTAAAGACTTAAAAATAAAAGGAGAACTTAGTAGCACCACATTACTACCAATACTACCAAGTAAAGTATTGGACCCAGTATTTGTACTGACTATACCAGACTATGGGATTAGGCTTTATAAGAGGGGATACTTTAAGGCTAATGATGTCGTAAAGATAAGGGCACTTAAGTACACTACAGCGGATGAAATAAACTCCGATGAGTTCGATAAGATTATTATCCCTGGAACACAGCTCACTACTGTACTCTCTAAAAATAACATAGTAAAGAGATCTCATGCACTTGGCAAGGATGGAAAACCAACCTTCGAAGATAACGGAATAATAAATGAGATACCCAGGGACAATGAGAGATCTCTCTTATTCAATGCGAACAACTACAGTAGGCTCCAGAACAAGACATTAGCAAAGTCAGACATAAACGCCTTGTTTACAGAATATTTCATCGATCAGGTACACTCAGCAATCAACTGGTATGATGGAAAGAAGAACTCTGACGGAGATGATACAGTTACTTTTGATGCTGGAACTGTGTACATTTACTATGTGCCAAAGATAGACAATGATCTCATTACTACCAGTCAGATGGAGGTATTCCGTCAGAAATATGGATCATACTTCATAACAAATACACTGAGAGCTGAGTCAGGAGTCCTTCTTAATGTTGAGGTCCAGATGGTTTTAGTAACCAAAAAGTCTGTGGATCTAATGGGAAAAATTGATAGCATATTTACCAACTACTCAATGATTCTAAATGATCCGAATGATAAGGAATCAAATTTACTGAAACCTAAGTCGATATTCTCAGAGATTAGTAAAATACCTGAGGTAGATTATATAGATTCTCTTGTTTACACTCAAGCTACCCGCAGTTCTGATAACGAGGTAATTGTTTTGGGGAATGACGTACTAAAAAATCTTCCAACAAATTTCGACGGTACACCAACTTACTACAAGTTTAACCTCAACATTACATACAAACTTAATTACGAGGTATGAAATTTTACTTGAATAAAAAATTAGAGGAGATTCCTATTTACAGGGATCTCCTTATTTTGGTAAATGATCTGCAAGAATCAGGTAAGTTAGACTTAGTTGATGTAGAAAATATTGAGAGTAGACATCTATACGATCCAGTAAGAGACTTTATGGAATTTTTCTCTGAGAGTTCAAATATAAAGTTCGATGAAACTAGGATGGACTACATAGTAAATGCATTCTACTCATCCAAGGGGTCTCCGAAAATATTTGACATGTTCGATGAGCTATTTGATGTTCGGGTAAGATATAATTACAAATTTCCGGTAATTGAGATAATGGAGTTTGGTAGACTAAAACTTAGTGATGTTATCCTATTTATAAATAAGTTTGTAAATATGATATACTATCTCATATATTATACAGAGATAAACATAAACATTAAGAACCTCATTCTATCTCTTCAGGGAAATTTGGTACAATACAACTCCGGAATAGCTTTGGGATATAGTAAATACAAAATAACTGATGTGACATATGGAATTACCGATTAGTAAAGAGTATAAGTTCGTTACTTTTCTAGACTCCCATAGCATTAAGATAGGGGACACTAAGGAGATAATAGACTCATCCAAAATAAACAATGAGATGCTGGCCATGATGTTTGCAAGGAATTATGATGACAATGTGATCATACCAAACCTCATGTCTAACAGTTCCCTGAAGAGAGAAGAGGTATCCATATTATCCACTATCGGATGTTTTCAGTTCGATATGGTTGGAGTCTCAAAACTAAAGTATGAGTTTACTACCCTACTGAACAAGACTAATTTGGTAGTTATAAATGTCCCAAAAGAGTCTATGTTCGTACATCTTCAAGTTACTAAGGATGTGATCGGAGACGTAATAGATGTCACTAGATACACTACGTCTAACAAACTGATCATGTTGGCATATTCTCCACAACCCATATCAGACATAAGCTCCGAGATCCACAATAGGATGGTTAACCCACATTATCTTATGAATAAGATAGTTTTATTCCATGAAGATAAGGATCAATATGTATTAGATGATCTGTTGGACACAAACCTGTTAAATATACAGAGTGAGACAGTTATGGGGGACTCTAAGGAAAAGTATGAGAATTTGAGCACAACGAACTATTTAGAGTTTGGGTGGGATAACTACTCTGGAAGATATTTTTATCACGTAAATGATAGGGGAGGGACAGTATGAAAATTGAAAATTGGTCGCCTGATAAGGAGTACTCAGAGTTAGATTGCGTAATGATACTGGGAAGAGCGCATGTTCTTGTAGATAGAAATAGGCAACCCAACGATGCCCATACAGAGATAAAGACGAAGAAGATACCCCTCAGGAGAACAATATATAGAAATTTGGTCAAGGAAAGGTCTAATAGAGATTTTGTAGAAAAAGCTCTTGAATACTTTCCTGACAATGAGGAAGACCAATTAGAGTACTGGAAAAAGTTATGAAAACGCCATATCTAAGTTGGATAACTAGCAATCTAAACTTATATGACTACGATTCAAAATATAGTTATGATGAAGACGATCTAATAACTTATGAAGATAGGGTCTATAAGTCAGTATCCAAAGAAAATAAGGGAAATGACCCAATAAACTCTCAATTTTGGATTAGAATAATATGAAAATAAAAGGATCTAAGCTAACTGGACTGTTCCAATTTATGTCCGGAGTATCTTACACTAAAAACGATATAATACTATACAACAATAGGTTTTATGTTGTAACCGGGAATGAGTATGATGGGAAGTTGACACCAGATAAATCCAAGGACTGTATGGACTATGTAGAATATAATTCCTTTGGATCTGGGAAAGGATCTCCACTCTCGATAATAACTTCTAAATCTGTCTATGGAATAATAAAGAAGTACTTTAAGGGACTGACTGGGAATGGGGAGATAGATACGGTAGAAATAAATTCGACTACGGATCTCGACAAGTACAATGAGACTGGAGCATATAGGTGCATAATAAGAAAGGGATTTATTGGATTAATTCCCCCAAGTGAGTATCTCCTGAGGGTGTATAAGACAAAGACAAATACTATACAAGAATTCATAGATTACAATACCGGACTATTTGTAGTTAGGAATATGGAGGATGGTAAAGTATTCGTACTTCCAAGTTCAGATCCCGAAAATCAAGATAGAATCTCCTCAGCAATTCAAAACATAAATAATAGGATTAAGGAGATAATAGGACTTACAGATAAAATGAACAAGTCTACATTCAACTTCCAGAATGTTCCATTCATAAAGTCAGGAGAAAAGAAATATATAATCAGAGAGACAGAGGCCGATCAAATTATGCACCTCATCTTTTTAGATGTTAAGGGAGATGAGTATATCCAATACTCTAAGGAGATATATCTTACGAATCTATCTAGGAATGTGAAGATATATTTTGATGAATTAAACTACCTTACAGCTACCTTTGATGGTTTAGAGCTTACCATTAACGTGACTGACTCTAACATACAGTTATTTAAGGCATACATTAGTAGGGGGAATGCGTAATGGACACTCCAATTAAACCAATACTCTCAATAGGAGAGATAAGTAAATCAGAAAGTGATCTGGTCTCTCTCGGAGCAACTTTCAATTCGGACAAAAGCATATCAACTTTAGATGGAGTAAAGTATTACTATTCCAACATAGGAAAGTACATTAACTTGGGGGAAGATGAGATATTAGTTTCTGATGAAATTGAAAAAGAAAATGTAAGCCACCCAATAGTAATTTCTATTGAAGACAAGTACTTAGTTCCTGGAATGATCCTGTATAGATCAGGGGCTAACATTTTACCAATAATAACCTCAGAAAACTCCAGCCTAGAAGATATTATCCTATGTAAGAATGAAGCCATATCCAAAGATATACTAGAAAAAACATTGGAATACTTTGGATTTGATGATCTAATAAATTCATTCGTAATAAATAAAAGTATGATATCGACCTTTACTGATGGGGACAAGTATAGGATGTCAGTTGGGGAAGATCCAGAAATAGTAAAACTGAAGGTATGTGGGTTGGATTGGATTCCAGAAGAGATTAGGTTCAAATTAGAGAACTTGAGATCAGAACTGGACTATCTCTACACTAAGTACTACTTTTTATCTAGCAGTATTGGTGAGTCATTTGATGAGGTTATAGAGCCAGGCAACATCTCTGACTACATCTCAATAAAAACTTTAGTAGAGAAAGAGGTAGTTGACGTTGTTCAAATCCCTAAGGATCCGGAGCAGAGAAAACTCCATAGAATATTCCAGAACCAAACGGAGGTAAAGATAGGTAAGAAGTGGAACCCATCAGATGATAACGAGATAGATCCATTCTTATATTGGTATCCAAAGAAATCCTATGAAATAATTAGACCAAGAATTATCGAGGGAGATCTACTTGAAATATCAATACTCTACAGGAAACTATCGGAGAAGAGTGGGAAGACTAAATCCAATGACCACTATGACAAGGTATTGAATAGTGGAGTCGTAGGTGGATTCAAGGAGAGTGAGTTTTATTCTGATGAAACTTCTGAAGTAAACAAGATACTATTCAAGAATAAGAACGGTAAGATTGGTCCAATAAGATTTAATGGAAAAGAGATCCTATTCGACACCTTGAATGAGGGATCAGAGGTAGTAAGGGCATTTGTCAAGGACTCGTTTATTGTAACCGAAAACTTCTATATCCAGGTCAATAACGAAACTATAAACCTATTCCCAAAGACTGAGGATATAACTGAATACTACATAAAGTCGTGTAAGAAAATTAAACAGAATAAGTAATGATTACTAAATATATTGGATCAGTTAACGAGTTTATAAATTGTGAATCTGTAGCCCTCGTAAATGTCATAGACTCAGTTACCTTAGTGGAGTCTGAAATTCCAAACTATAGTCCAACAAATATATACTTCAATAGGATAAAGCTAGTAAATAGATCTTCTGATGGAAGTTTTGTAGCTAGATTCACGAGGGATGAGCAGATTGGATTTGTGGTCAACTACGTAATAATGTACAACGCTATAGGAAGCCCGATTGGATTTACTAATCTTACTCAGGACATAAACCTATACAAGTACAACATAGAAAGTATAACTGTCAGCTTTGACTTTGTAGTTATAAACGAAAAGTCCAATATATCTGTAAACATAAACTATGTTGCTCACGAGGTTATGACCTCCAAGAGAGCTGCTCATCTAAACCTTTTTGAAGGATATTCCGGTGCGGTTTCTAAGTCAGACATAGATATAGAACCAAAAGAGGGATTTACCAATAACTATATACATGCCTTTAGGAATAAAAACCTAATATACAGATACTCTGGAAAACTGTCTGTTGGAGACTGTTTCTTTGATCACGATTGTTGGATAATAAAGAAGGACATAGTCGACAAGTCTAGGTTTATAGATATTATG